TCATGCCGCCTCCTCTGCTCCCAGGTCCTCATCCCGTTCCTTCAGAAGTCTGTCCACATACTTCTTGATCTGGGAGTCCATCGATTTGATGACCACCACGTCGCCGGGTTCCATAACTGTCACGGCAATCGATTTGAGTTCAAGCTCGGACAGGTCCTTGACCGCTCTTTTCTTCACGGTTTTCTTGGTCTTGATATAAAGGTCTTTCTGCTCTGGGAAGTGCTTCTCGATGAGAGCCACGGTGAGGTCCTCGTCCTCGATGATCACCTCGTCCTTTCCCTTTTCGTAACCCACCTTAACTCCGTGGATGACCAGAGTCTTAGGGCGGGTAAACAGCGCCCTGCTGTCCTCGATCGCGGCCCTGAGTTCCGATTTCTTTGCGGCCGCAATGGCCACCTGTCTCTTTAGTGCGGGAAGATACTGTCGAGCAAGCCGTTCCTTGGCATCCTCCAGTCCCTGCACCGTTGCTACGAGGCTGTCCTGGGCATCAGCCCAGGCCTTCGTTAATGTTTCAATCTCTCCCAGTGTTGGCATAATGTCTCCTCAATGAATGTTCTTTGTCGCGATCGGCAGGGTTCCCTCCGGGTCCGCATGCCTTCTTGCGTGCTGATAGTTCTCCACGAAAATGTCCTTCGTCTCGTACCGGTCCATGACGACCCCGGCATCGTCCATGATCTTGATAACGGATACGTCCTGGTAAACCTCGACGGCAACCTTCATTTCGGCACCTCCGCCCTTGCAGAATAGACGGTGTCGTCACCGATGAACCGGACTCCCGCGATCGTGTAGCCCCTCGGCGAGAACCGGAACCCGATGTCGGCGATGTAGAAGGGCTGGAGATCCTTCATCCCTGACCTCAGTTTCGTCGAGATATGGTTCGCGGCCGAGTTGTAACCCGTTTCAAAGCCGTCTCGAAAGGACGTGTCCCCTCTGGTCGTCCAGCCGGCAAAGAACATCGTTGCCAGGACCAGCGCCCAGAAGATGTGTCTCGCTGCTTTCTTGCCTTTTCTTGTCATGATCCACCCCTTAATAATTAAGCGGACAGCCCTCGCACTTCTGTGGCTGCCTGATGTTCCTGGTTATGCAGACTGACAGGTCGATCCTGTCGGACCAGCCCGCGCATTGCACGTCACCGTTCGGGTACCTGGCCGGCGTGCCGGTCGGACTTGCGGATTCATAGGGATGTCCGCCGGTGGCGGCTTTATGTTTGTTGTGGCTTAAGGTTTTCATATCTCCATCACCACTTCTTCCGTCACCTTCTCGCAGCCCATCTGGCAGGCGAGGTTCATGGCCTTTGCCGCATAGTTGTTCACGAGGCCGGGGTATGCGTGACTGATGGTCTTGCCGGTCCTTCCATCCTTGTTTGTGAGCCGGCCCGACAGTGACGCCACAGCTTCATCGGTAAAGATGTCCTCTGCCTTCGCGCCCACCCGCTTGAACTTGAGCGCCAGGTAATCCTTGATGTTGCCGTTGAGTCCCCTGATCTCGGCGATCTGGATCCTGCGAATCACCTCTCTCATGTCCGGGTGCTCGCCCTCGTCGAGTTTGTCTTTCAGCTCCGGCTGTCCGACGAGGATGATGCCGAGGAGCTTCGTGTAGCCGTCCTCCATTTCATAGAACCGCTTGAGGAGCTTTAAAAACCTTGAAGCCCAGATCGTGGGCCTCTTCGATGATGATGACGTGCCGGGAGCCCGTGCTTGTGCCGGGCAAGAAGAAGGCGCAGGACCTGGCGGGATTTGTCCTCGAGCTTGACCCTGGGCTTTTCGCTGCTGATGTCGTGAATGATCGCGTCGCACAGGGATGCCGCCGTGACACGATCCTTGTCGACTATCTGCGGGAAGATCACCCGCACGTTCCCTTCGCGCTGAAGGGTGAGGACCACCTTGCGGCGCATGATGCTCTTGCCGCTCTGCACCTCGCCTACCACCGCCAGGAAGCCCGCGTGCTTGGCCGCGTCGATCATGGCGGCCTCGATATAGTGGTGCTCGTCGGACATATAGATGTCTTTCTCTTCCTGCACATCGTTGATAAAAGGGTTCTTGAAAAGCCTGAAATGGCGTTTCGTATCTTCTGTAATCACCTCTACCTCCCGTAATACGTGGATATGTTCCGGATTGCCGCTACAAATTATTTGCCTTTTCTTCGTCGCCGCCATTCTCGCTCCCCTGCCAACCGGGTGGGCCCGCTTCATCTCCCGGCCGAGCGGATCCCAGATGTTCTGGACCTTCAGGCAGTGATATGTCAGCCATTTTCTTGCCCGGGCGTTGTTACTTATAAACATCTCAACCCGGGACTTGAAGTCCGGGTGTTCCATCGGGATATAGCCGCGGTTCACCACGATATTGATGGTGGTCCGCGCCAGTCCCGTTACCTCTCCTATCGTTCCCTGGTTGATGTCACAATCGACAAGCAACTGCTTGAGAATGATAGGCCGTATCGTTAGTCCGTATGCCATTGCTACTCGTGCCACAATTTCACCTCCCTTATTTACTGGTTAGCTATCTGTACGCCGTCGCTGTGTCCTATGTTCACACTCCATGCACCTTCGCTTTCGATCTGGGCGATTACCTCGTCCGCCCTGGATATGTCGATTGAATCCCCGAAGGCTGACCTTAATGCCTGGTTCTGTTCCTTTGATATTGCCCCTACACGGCCTGTGAGGCGTTTTAAGAACTCCGTGAAGGATATGCGTTTCTGTAAGACGGCCCGGTCGATCTCCATGGGCGTGCCCTTCCGGGGCATTAATGTGAGATCCACCTTGTCGGCCTGGTGGCCAAAGACCTTGAGGCCCTCGAAGGGGATCTGGTCTTTCTTACGCTCCTCGCCGTAAGCCATGTTCTCTATGCGCTTCTTGGCCTGCTGGACTGTGCTCTCGGGCTGTGATTTAAATTCTTCGCCTATGATGGCGGAGTTTACCGGGAAGGCTCCCAGCTCCGCCGGCAGGGTCTTTATGGGTTTAACTTCATAAACGACGTCATTAAAGGCGACACCGATGCTTTCAGGGGTAAAGGGTTTGATGATGATCCGGACTGTCGAAACACCGGGCACGATGCCCTCGACGTGTTTCAGGTTGTAGGTCTCTGCTTTGTAGGATATCGAATAGTCCCTGTTTACGGATCGGGTGAATTGTTCGTCCGTGTAGGAGTAAAGCTCCGAGAGGATCTCCTGATCGGGCAGTTCCCGGAGCTGCTCCTCTTTAATCAGGAGCCAGCACTGGGTGCGTGTCATGCCGTGCCGGGTATGTATCCTGTTTGCGTTATGGTGGACGCAGAAATCGAATGCCCAGGCATTGAGGGTCTCGAGGTCGTAGGCCGGCTGCAGCCTCAAACCCGATTCGAACCACACCTCGATGATGCTGTGCATCCTCTCGACGGCTCCCTGCCGCTGGGAGTTGTAAGGCTTACCAGCCGGGATGTTGATCTCCAGGCGCTTGAGGAAGGAGACGACCGCCCTGGCCGAGTTCGCGGCTCCGTTGTCCATGAGAAGGTGGAAGGGGACCCCGCGGAAGGGGTATCTCTCATCATCACGTCCGCGCCAGGACTCGACGAGGAACGTGTAGAGGTTGTTCTGCGTCTCGCCCGCGGCCTCGAAGTACCGGAAGTAGAACATGCCGCTGAAGTGGTCCACGATGACATACCTCAGAAGCCGGGCCTTGATCTTTGCGTAATTGTGGAGCTTGTTCTTGTAAAAGGCCCGCTCATCCATTACGCACAGTCCCTTTTTGCCTTTGAGGTAATACTGGATGCAGACGGAGACATCAAAGACATGGCAGTGGTTCGGATGCAGGGACCGCATCCGGCTGTGGGGGTCTGCGACCTTGAGGTTTGCGGCGCTCAACTGGTGTCTCCTTAGGATATCCCGCATGCCCGAAGGGGTTACCTGGTCGGCTTCCATACAGCCGGAATCGGTGGCAATCTCCATGGACCGCTCGACGGGCATGATGGGACCCTTGACCTCCCGGGCGGTAGTTTGCAGGAGGCCCGCTACGAGTTCCACCTGCCTGTCGGTGAGACCTGACTTGCGAACGCCTTTGTCGCAGCGGGCCTTGCGACCGGAGGCGTAACCGAACTTGCGAGCGACCCGGTAAAGGTGTTGTGAGCTCAGCCCCGTCTGTTTGGTATATCCCTCGATCAGCCTTGTCCTCGCCGCTGCATTTTCTGCGTTATTAAGTCCAGCCGCCAGCTCTTCCTGCCACACGATCCACCTCATTCAGTCTTGTTCTGTGACCCCGCTGCAGGCCCGAAGGCAGGCGCCTTTTCGGGCATCATAATACAATCCCCGAACATGCCCTCCGCCATGTCGTAGATCGTCAGGATCTGCATCTTCATGTATGAAAGGGCCGTGAGGTATTCTGCCCGCATACGGACGGACGGTTCCCTCCCGGGCTGGAGTTCCTCGACGTTATCGGGGTCCAGGGTGAGGAGATAGCCGTCGAAGGCCTTCTTGAGGAGTCCCACCTTCTTGACGAAGGCTGCTTCCTCGTCGTTTAAGTCCTTGTCATCGAAGAAACCCTTGTGACGGGCGAGTTCCTTCTCCAGTTTCGTCACGGTCTTATGGATGTCGGCCTGAACGCGCTCATGGGCCTTTTTCTGCGCGGCGGCGTCCTCTTTCTGTTTCTTGAGGTCTTCCTGGAGCTTGTCGATTGCCGCCTCGATCTCGTCTTTGTGCTCGGGGGTGAGGGGGATTTTCTCGCCCTGGATAACGAGGGCGCCGTCTTCAAAACTGGACAAATTGTCCGGAATCGATTTTCCTAAGTATCTAATTTTATTGAAGCTGATTCCGAGAAAACCGGACAAATTGTCCGAAAACGAGGTGAATATGGGTCGAATATCGTCAATGATACGATCTGCGTTTCGGCGATCGATATTGACGGCTGCGCAGAAATCTTCCCAGTTTAGTCCACCGTCTCTATATGCCTTGTTGTCCTTGATTCGGTACAAGACCACAGCCTCAATAAGATCGTTATAGGCTCTGTCGTGCTGAATTTTTCTGAGAACGCCCATCGCCTCGTATTGGGGAAGCTTTGCCGCCATTTCAGACCGAAGCTTGGTGATCTCAATATCGGCCTCTTCCCTGGCGATCCGGTAGATCTCCTTTGAAGCTTCCACCTGTTCATCTGTGACCCGTGGTGTTCTCGCCATATTACTCCTCCATGTCCAGTGATTTCATGTCCCGTTCTATTCGGGTCCTGTCGGTTTCCAGGGTGCTTCTGACCCGAGCCCAGCAGAGGGCGAGGCCCATGCCGAGACGATAGCGATCGCCGACGGTCGAGACAAACCCGAGATCTTCAAGGGTGGCCAGGTGGCACATGGTCGTGCCTGTCGGCAGGTTGACGGCCTCGGCGATCCGGGGGCCGGTGGTGGGTTCCTTCTGGCCCGCCAGGAACTTGAGGATCTCGCCCGTCTTCCTGACGGATTCGATGCGTTTGTAGGTCGTTGCCACGATGTTCCCTCCTTTTTAGTGTTCGAGGAGCGCCCGCTCCAGTTCCTTGAGTTCCTGCTGCTTCTTGGTGATCTCTTCTTTGAGAAGCCCTGCCCGGGCCCGGACAACGTCCTTTCCCTTAAGGGCCTTGTAATTGCAGGCTTCTACCAGGATAAAGAGCACTTCATAGTCGGCGCAGACCTGGCAGAATGCGGCCACGACATCGATGGACATTCCCCATCTCTTGTTGCCGTTATGATCTATGAGGTCGCCGGCGAGGTCTCTGCTTTCGGCAGACCAGTTGTCGAGGGTGCTTTTGGGTACCTCGATGCCGGTCAGCTTGTAGATCGCGGAACAGATGTCAACCCTGTCCATGCCGGATTTCTTGATTGCGGTGGATACGGCCTGCCGGACCCTGGCGCTCACGTTCAGGCTGCCGGGAGCAGGGGGTCTTTCGGGTTTCAGGTACTCGAAGAGTCCTCCCTGCCGACTGTCAATTTTTGACTTAGCTTTTGACATTGCAAACCCCACTTGTGTTTGTTACAATCAAATTGGATTTGAAAATGGGATGGGAGGAATGGCTCTTGAGGAAAAAGAACGAAGGGATACCCGATGAGGTTTTTGCCTTCGCCTTGCCGGTCAAAGAGAAGATGCGCAAGCTCATGGAACTCCTCATTCCTCTTCCCTGTTTTGAATACAGCATGAAAACGGGAGATTGTTCGGAATTTGAATGTCCAACCGGAGACGGTGGAGAGTCTCTTTGCAGAACCAGGAGACTCCTCGCTGAGCAACTGGCAGCCGCGATACAAATAAACAGATACGATCCGTTGCATCCCGAATATAAGAGGCTATCCCAGAAGGAGAAAGCCCTGCTTCTGAAAGTTCATGAACTAAACGGCGGATATGTTCCTCCTCCTCACCTGATTCCACGAAGGGAAAAGGGGTAGAGGCGCATATGGCGGCCATACAGAGCATGCGATCTCGTAACATTAACGATCGCTCAGTCTGCATTGTTACTGGATTGCATTTCATGAGTCTCTCCTATGCGGCCCGCTTGGGTTTTTCGTCCGGCCAGAGATCCGACACCTGGACGCCCAGGGAGTCGGCGATCGCCTGCCGGATGTGCGGCGATACCTGTCTGCCGATCATTACGTGGTACACGTTCTGGCGGGTGCAGCCAACTTTGCGGGCTATCTCTGCACCCGTGACATCTTTGTCGATCATAAGTTTTTGGATTGTTTTTTTGGTCTGTATTGTTGCCATGGTTAGATTATATTCACAGTTTGGGAACTCTTGTCAAGGACATAATACACATAATGGGACTTGCAATGCTTAAAACAGGGGAAGTATTAGATAGGATTATTCAATTAAAAGCATTAAAGAATGATGCTGACCTTGCACGTTTTTTCGATGTAAAACCCAACACTCTCTCAAATTGGCGTAATAGAAACACGTTACCCCACGACCTCATATTCGATCTTTGTGAACATGAGAGGTGGAGCCTCGATTATGTCCTAACGGGGAAAGAAGCAATGAAACCGGGCAAGGAGGGACACGTTCTTGAAAAGAAGATAGATACGGATTTTACGTATGTTCCTCAGGTGAATGGAAAAATCAGCGCAGGGAAGGGTTCCGTTCCCGATAACGCTATCGAAATGAAGGTCGCTTTTCGAAAGGAATGGATCGTACGGAAGGGTAACGCAAAAGACATGGTTCTTATTAAAGTATCCGGTGATAGCATGGAACCGACCCTTTTGAATGGTGATCTTGTTCTCATCAACCGCGGTAGAAAATATTTTGAGCCGCAAGGCGGTATTTACGCCATTGCCCTGGACGATACAATAATGATAAAGCGGGTCCAACTTGTCGGGGATCGCGTGAAAGTGATCAGTGACAATAAAATGTACGAACCCTTTGAGGTTAAGGCCGACGAGGTAAGGATAAACGGTAAAGTTATATGGTTTGCAAGGGAACTGGAAAGATAAGATTATGAGGCGCACTTGCAACATCATTACGATCGGTTTTATCTGTCGTGGCTACACGCTTTAATAAATTGGCGCACCAACCGTTCTTATCAACAAGCACATCTTAAGTCATAACCCATAATAGAACGGAAAATATTAATAATAGAAATGGGGTAATTGAGAAACCAGTCCATGTATACCGTTACGCTCTATCATGGCCGTCCGAGGAGATGTCAAAATGCCGAAAATTAGCGATGTTTTCCCGCCCGTTGAGGTGCTTCTTACTATGGAGCCGGAGGAACTCGCCTTACTTTTGCTCGAATATCTGTGCCAATGTGAGAGAAACAGGTCGAGTGGACTCCTTAATCGTTATAATTTTACTCTTCCAGCCAACCTTGGTGAGTATTCGGCAGGCAACTATGATGCCGTCGCAAAAGTGATTACGGAGTCATGGGTCTGGCTAGAGAGGGAGGGTTTGATTGCGCCATCGCCCGGGCAAAAGGATCAATGGATTTTCATCACACGTCGAGGCTACAAATTCAGAGAGACTGGGGACATTCGTAGTTATAAAGCTGCTACTCTTCTCCCCAGGGAAATCCTTGATCCTGCGCTTGCTTCAAAGGTGGGCCCTGCTTTTCTACGAGGAGAGTATGACACGGCAATTTTTGAGGCCTTTAAAGAAGTGGAGGTAAGGGCCAGGTCTCTGTCGGGTTTAGATCAGACGGATTTGGGCGTGAGTCTGATGAGAAAAGCATTTCATCCTGACAATGGCCCACTGACCGACAATACTCAAGAATCGGGAGAGAGACAGGCGATAAGCAACCTTTTCGCGGGAGCTATCGGTTGCTTCAAGAATCCCAGCAGCCATCGTGATGTCGATTTTAGCGATCCCGTTGAGGTTGTTGAGCTTATCATGCTTGCCGATCGGCTGATTAGGATTGCGGAAAGACGGAAATCTTAGAATTGATCGGGATGGAGTTATGGGAAAAGGGAAAGGCATGACGACAAGGAGGGTGGAGGTGAGCAATGAATCAAAGGTGTACCTTGCTCCGTTTTTGACAGAGCGAAATAGTATCCGACGGGAAGCCGTTAAGCGTCGTAAATTATTTATCGAGAAAACAATATCTATAAATGACCTCCCTGAATATGAGGCCCAAGGTTGGCAAGCCAACCAAACGACAGACAAAAAGGCTAAGATATCAAAAGGAAAAGAAATTGATGAGCGTTTAGAGAATAAGTTTTGGATGTTGTTATACAAAATGGATTTTCCGGAAATGAACCAAGGAAGAAATTTCAATATACTGATAGAAAGGAAGGGCGCTGAGCCCTTGAGCAAGCAGATAGATGTTTTCGCCAAGGATGATGAGGCAGTTATAGTAGCTGAATGTAAAGCTTCGGAGAAACTTACAAAGCGAAGTCTTCAGAAGGATCTTGAAGAATTCGCAAATTTGAAGGGGCCTATATCCAATGCGGTCAACAAGCACTATGGAATTGGATTTAAACCCAAGATTATCTGGATGTTTGTTACAGAAAATGTGATCTGGTCGAAACCAGACCGTGAGAGGGCTTTGGGGGAGAATATCCGCATTGTCACAGAGAGGGAGCTTCGCTACTATGTGCAGATTGCTGATTTGCTCGGCAGAGCGGCCAGATTTCAACTACTAGCGGAATTCTTAAAGGATCAACAGATTCCTGAACTTAAAGGGAAAACAGTTCCTGCAATACGAGGGACGCTTGGCGGTAAAAAGTTCTATTGTTTTGTTACCACTCCTCGACATCTTTTGAAGATTTCCTTTGTCAACCATAGATCATTAAATGATCCTGAGGGTGCGCCCACGTATCAGCGCCTCGTAAGTCGCTCTCGTATACGGGATATAGGTAATTTTATCAAGAATGGTGGGTATTTCCCGAATAATATTCTTATCAATTTTACCCGGGCTGTGCGGTTTGAAAAAATGTATCACGATGAACAATCTGGAGTCACATATGGACAACTTTACCTTCCAGATAGGTATCGATCAGCGTGGATTATCGACGGGCAGCACAGAATGTATGGTTTTTCCCCAATCGCCGATTCCTTTATGGATCAGAATATTATCGTAGTTGCTTTTGAAATGTTACCAACTGCTCAAGAAGCTGACCTGTTTGTCACGATCAACCACGAACAAAAATCCGTTCCGAAGCATCTTTTGGACGATCTTGAAGGTGAACTGAAATGGGGATCTGACGTACCGAGTGAAAGAATAGGTGCGATAGCTGCTCGTCTTATAAACGTCTTAAATGTGGACATGGGCGAGCCTTTTTATAATCGAATTACACAACAGGGAATTCCATCGACGAATAGAACTTGTCTTACTATCCCAGCGATTAAAGATGCTATTCGTCGTTCCGGTTTAATAGGTCGAGCCTTTTTAAAGAACAGCAATTATGAATTGGGCCCTCTTTGCGGACCAACAGATACGGAGACTCTCGATAGAGCCCGGTCGGGCCTTAATCAATACTTCAATCTAATCCGCAATGCCAATCTCGCTCAATGGGAAAAAGGGAGAGAAAGCTGTCTGTGCACAAATGTGTCTGTGCAAGCCTATATTATGTTGTTCAGCTCTCTGATTAAGTACTGGGAGGCAAACACAGCGACTGACGCGCGCGAAATGCCCGTTGAGGAAATCCTTATGGAAATTGAAGAATACCTTTCTCCTGTTTTGGAGTTTTTGGAACAAACTGATGGTGATAAACTGAAAGGTGCTTTTCAGGTTCCTTTTGGTTCTGGTGGTCCACCCGAATATTACTACCGGTTATGTCGAATTGTTAAGAAGAAGTATTTGGATTTCCAACCCGAAGGGATGGTTGACTGGGAGGCCGAACAATCGGAAGAAAATAGGCTAAAAGCCGATCGTAGATTAAGTGAGATAATAGCGGAAACCGAAAAATACCTCTTCCAAGTTTTTCGTGACATCTACGGGGAAGATAAGGATGCCTATTGGGACAAAGGAGTTCCTGACAAAACTATAAAGACCAAGGCATATGAAAAGTCGCTAGACTACTCGGTCGAAGATAGACTGCCACCGGAAACTTATCTTGATGTGCTCGATTTCAAAAAGATTATCGAGCATAAGCAAAACTGGTCCTTATTCAAGCCAGTGTTCAATATCCCAGAACCAGGAGAAAAGGGATTTGCAAAGAATTTGAAGTGGATGGAACGTGTTAATGAATTGAGAAGAATTCCGGGCCACCCCTCAGAAAAAAGGCGATATAAACTCGAAGACTTTGAGTACATTGAGTATATTCACGGTGAATTCACTCAACGCCTTCGCGAAGCTATAGCCAATCCAGAATTGGACATGACCAACATTATAGAGGATTCGAATGCTTGAACCATTTTTGAAATGGGCTGGCGGAAAACGTTGGCTAATGAACAACAATAAGCTTCCTATACCATTAAACTTTAATAAATACATTGAACCATTCTTAGGAAGTGGGGCTATTTTCTTTTTGCTTGAGCCTCAAAACGCCTATCTTTCTGATATAAACAATGATCTGATAGAGCTATATAAAGTGATTCGAGACCGACCGAAAGAATTTAGCAAAGAACTGCAAATCCATCATAATATGCACTCCAAGGAGTATTATTATAGAACTCGTAATAATACTCCTTCGGACGATCTCAAAAAAGCGGCACGGTTTTTATACTTAAACAGAACGTGCTGGAATGGATTGTATCGTGTGAATCTGAAAGGAGAATTTAATGTTCCTCTCGGAACAAAGACATCTGTTGTTCTGAAAACGGATGATTTTGTTTCTATATCGAACATCTTAAAACGTGCTGAAATAATTTGTAACGATTTTGAGCAAACAGTTGATTTAGCAACAAAAGGAGATTTTTTGTTTGTCGACCCACCATATACGGTTCAACATAACACTAACAATTTTATTAAATATAATGAAAAAATATTCAGTTGGGACGATCAAATGAGACTCAAGGAAGCTCTAGTGCGAGCGAAAAGAAGAGATGTGCAGATTGTTGTTACTAATGCTGACCATAATTCTGTCCGCGAATTGTATAGCGTAGTTGGTGAGTATCAGCAGCTAACCAGACATAGCGTGCTAGCTGCTGACCCGCTCAAAAGAGGATACACTACTGAGGCTATGTTTGTAGCAAATCTTAAGCACGGATAG